GGGAGCGGGCGCGTGTGGCGAGTCAGGGTAGCCACGTTTTTAGCCATGGTGACGAGAAACCGGCTGAAAGCCCGAAGCCATCAACAGCCGTAATCAATTGAAAATGGGGAAGATAAATGGTCGGGGCGAGTGGATTTGAACCACCGACCTCCTGGTCCCGAACCAGGCGCTCTAGCCAGGCTGAGCCACGCCCCGATGAATCAACAACTTAACGGGAAAACAACCGGAACTGAGCCTCTGGTCAACAGCTCACCAGTTCCCAACTCGTCAACCAGCATACCAACCTTTGAAGCCTACGTGCAAGACAGGAAGTACACCCGCAACGTCTCCCCCAAAACCCTGCTCTGGTACGAAGACGTGTGGCGGTCGTTCGGCCCCTACCTCCGCACAGACTCCGCTCTGTCCGTCAAGGAGTCGGTCAGGGAAGGGGTCCAGGCCCTCCTGGCTAAGGGAATAAAGCCGGTCTCCATCAACTCCTGGCTCACCGGCGTTCGTGCTTTCGCCCTATGGCTATGGAACGAGGGCTACCTGAAAGAGAAACCCAAAGTTCAACTACTCAAGTGCGAACAGAAGGTCATCCAAACTTTCACGCCCGAACAGTCAAAGCTCATCATCGGCTACAAGGGCAAGAAGGTCTCCAGCCGACGCGCGCATGTGGTCGCCTGCGTCATCCTGGACTGCGGGCTCCGCATCTCTGAAGTGCTCACGCTCCGCAAGGAGTCCTTCGACTTCAACAACTTGGTCATCAAGGTCAAGGGCAAGGGCAACAAGGAACGGCTGGTGCCAATGTCGTTTGAACTCCGCAAGGTGGTTTGGAAGTGGAGTGCCAAACAGGAACACGCCCTGATGTTTGGAACCCGAAACGGGACGCCGATGACGCCCCGGAACTTCCAGCGGGACTTCGCGCGGATCTGCAAGGAACTGAAGATTGCCGGCGTCCGGTGCTCTCCACACACGCTTCGCCACACATTTGCTGCAAGCTACCTGCGGGCCGGGGGCAATCTCTTTTACCTCTCCAAAATCCTCGGGCACACATCCGTGAAGACCACGGAACGGTACCTGCAAAGCTTGAACGTAAGCGACTTCCAGGCGGTGCATAATGGCCTCTCCATATTGAATCGAGGCCAGGGATGATAAAACTCCGGCAGATTCGGTATGATGCTGTATGGATGCGTGTTCCCCACCCAATCCCGTACCAAGGCAGCAAGCGGGCGTTAGCTCCACTCATCCTCAAGTACTTCCCAGCCGACACGAAGCACCTAATCGAGCCGTTCTGCGGAGCCGGAGCAATCACCCTAGCTGCTTCATTGCACAACAGGGCAAAAACGTTCTCCATGAACGACATCAACGCCCCATTGATGGCGTTGTGGGATAGAATCATCAACGCGCCTGAAGACACCGCTGATGCCTACGCGAAAATGTGGAACGCACAACTCGGCAACGAACGCAAGTATTACAACCAGGTAAGGGAAGAGTTCAACAAGACGAAGCGGCCAGAACTCCTGCTCTATCTACTGCTGCGTTGCGTGAAAGCAGCGGTGCGTTACAACTCCGATGGGGACTTCAACCAAAGTCCGGATAACCGACGGCTGGGCATGAGGCCAGACACGTTGCGCCGCCACATCCTGGTGGCTTCCAACCTGCTAAAAGGTAAAACCAAACTCCAATCGAAAGACTACCGGGATATTCTGGCGGAGGCGGAAGGCAAGGACTTGGTCTATATGGACCCTCCCTACCAGGGCGTGTGCAAGAACCGGGACAACCGCTACTTCGGAACCTTCAATAGCGCAGAGTTCATCACGTCTCTGGCTGAATTAAACCGACGCGGCATTTCCTATATCCTGAGCTACGACGGCAGGACCGGGAACAGGGTGTACGGCAAGCCAATGCCGGAATCGCTGGAACTGACGCACTTGGAAATTGAAGTGGGCAGGTCGTCTCAAGCCACACTCAACGGAGAGGAACACGTCACCGTGGAATCCATCTACCTGTCTCCGGCTTTGTCCCACCGGCTAGGCGGAGTGAAGAAAGCCCAGTTGACTGCGGCTCCTAAACAGCATAATCTGTTGGATTGCCAAACCAATCTAGAGAACTGCCAAGAGCGTTTATCGAACGTCTAAAACGCGTGACGGCCAAGAGGCCGCGCACCGTTATTGACCATATCCTTGAGCATGGCTTCATCACCACCGACGAACTGAAGACGAAGTACGGCTACAACCATCCGCCGCGAGCGGCTATGGACGTAAAGGACCAGGGCATCCCCCTGGTACGCTTCAAAGTCACTAATGAACAAGGACGTTCCATAGCCGCCTACCGCTTTGGGGACGTGACCAACATCCGCAAAGGATTCGAAGGCAGGCAGGCTTTCTCAAAAGCGCTCAAGGAACAGGTCAGCGCAGCTAACGGAGGAAGATGCAATATCTGCCTCTCCGAACATGAGCTACAAATCGACCACCGTGTGCCCTACGTCGTGGCCGGCGATGTTGGGTTCGCCGATAAGGACGTTACCGAGTATATGCTCTTATGCCGGATGTGCAATCGAGCGAAATCCTGGTGCTGCGAGCATTGCCCCAATTGGTTGGAGTTGAAAAAGGCCGCAGTCTGCCAGACCTGCTATTGGGCAAGTCCGGGAAAATATAGCCACGTGGCTATGAGAAACGAAAGACGCCTGGATATAGTCTGGAGTGAAGGTGAAACGGAAGTCTATGACCGACTCAAACAGAAGGCGGATGCAGTTAGTCAAGAAATGCCGGATTTTGTTAAACGCATCCTTCGGAAAACAATCTAATCCTTTTTCACAGCCCAAGCCATCGCAACAACCCATCCGATGAACGTCCATCCCAAGAACAGGTTGATGACGGCAATGGAGGCCGCGTTCTTCTTCTTGGCCGTGAGAGCTTGGATTGTTGGCAGGAAGTATACTCCCAACACGAAAATGGTCAGCATTGTAGTTCGAGTTAATGTTTAGAGCTTTTATCTGATACCGTTAGGTACCAGTCGATAAATTTAGCAAGAGCATGGACCGTCTTAATTTTAGGGTCCTCCAAGGCGTGCTTAAGGGCGCGTTTAATTCGCTGTCCTCTTGGAGTGATAGCCTTTTCCATAGTGGTAAGTCTGTTTACTGGTGATAACGACATAACTGATATTAGGATAATTATCTTCAAACAAGTTTCTCTTTAGCCTCCACACTTCAGTTGCCACCCCTTTCGCTTCCCACACTTCCTGGTGGCCATCTTTGAACGTCAACAAGAAGTCAACGCGATGACTACATATCTTCCCGCCGTTCTTACCATACAGTACAAACGTCCGTTGCGGTTCCACGCTAACAACTTCCCCTGCCTTGCGTAAGACCTCAATCTCTTGGGCAACTCCAGCTTCAAGCTTTGAGTCATACTTCCTGCCATTCCAGACCGTTTTCTTTGCGCCATACTTATTTGCCCTTCTTTGATACCAGACCATCAAGGTTGTTGTTAATTGTGTTCTGCTCCACCTTCAAACCAGCCCAGACGGCAATCCAGAAAGAAATAACTATCCATAGCAGGATGCCGATGGCGGCGAGAAGTAGGATGATGGCAAAGATTTGGCTAACGATTTGGCTGGCAAGTGCGGGGGTGTCGGCGGTCATAGTTTTACTTCATTAGGGTCTGGGATAATAATGTTCAATTCCTCTGCCGCCCATTGGCGGACTTTCTCGATGTAGGTAATGAAATCTATTGTGTCTAGTCTTTTTGTTGTGGCAGGTGCGACCAAGTTGCCGATAAAACGTTTAGGAGAAAACTGGTACTTGAGGGCGATGTGTACTTCCTCGGGGTCGGCTCCAGTATGGTCTGCGATTAGTTTGTAGCACACGCCCCATAGATAACGATTTTGCTCATTGCTGCGGCGCCGGGTCTGCTTTTCCACGGTCACATTTACCCGTTTGCCGTTAAGGGTGTGGAGGTGGGCGATGAACTCGGGCTTGTTGTCAAGCAGAAGTTTGCCGTCTTGGATTGCGCCGGGGAAAGTGGGGGTCATTGCTGCGGGGTTAATGCTTTGCTGATGGTGTTGTCTGCGAAGTTGAAGTTTTCAAACGGCCCGAACTCTTTCCCAGCATATGGTCCCTTCAGGAACCTAATCTTAAACGCTGTATCCCAACTCTCAACAGTGAACATCTCAAACGGAAAACCAACAATTATCTCTATCTGTGGCTCAAAGTCCGGACCACCCATCACCATCCACTTTTCCAAAAAGTGCAACGATGTAATTTCGTCTTTCCATTCGCCCGTATAGTTATACTGCGTGCGCCCACAGAACCCACATTGCCGGTAGTGATATTTTAAATTGTTCTGCCAATATTTGCAGTCGTGACGGCTCATTGGATTGTCTTATATGAATGATTAAAGTAAACATCCAGGGCAGTCCTGCGGAACAGCCAATTACGAAATCCCGGTAGGTGCCTATAAACCAACACCGTCTCGCCTTGATTTATGTCTATAACATCACCTGGATAAATAATGCATGTTTCCTTATCGGAGTTTGTATGAAATAATATTTTCATTGTCGTAGTTGTTTAATGTTAATACCCACACTTAAGGGGATAGTTTTCATTTTGAATTGCTTAATTGTTTTGACAGAACCCAGAACGGCTGGCTGTTCGCCTTCACCGTCTTCCAGTCCAATAACATTCCCCTGTTTGAAGCCTGGTCGCCTCCGGTCAAGTGCCGGTATAAATCTCTTTCCATGTAGCTTCCGTCTGCCCGGCGTGTTCGCTGTTTAGCGTGGTACATCTCCAAGAGGTGCTGGCGGTCAAAGACATTAAGGAAGAGGCGGCCATAGACGAACTTGTGAGCCTTGCTGTTTCTGATGGCTTTTTCTTCTACAAAGATGTTGCCCGTGAATGCTGAACCCCAGTCCATCTTCACTTCCAGGAGTAGGGGGTTGTCTTCCGGCTGGCCGACGTAAATATCAAAGTCTTCTCTGCGTGGGTCTTCGGTGCCGGAAAAAGGATTGAAGCCAACCGGAATACCTTGGGAGTAGAGGTGCTGAACTATCAGCTCTTCAAGGGGTGCGCCTCGCTGGTCGCGGTCGCGGTAAAAATCTGACAAGAGAGTGGGGTTAAAAATCTCTACTTAAATTATCTCAAAGAAAAAACTAACGCGCAAACGAGTTATCCACAGTCAAGCGCTTAAAGTGTGCGCCAACTTTTCTCTATAGGTCTTAACTGCTTTTTGGTATCCCTTACCAGTTTCTACTTTGCCGTCTTCCTTCCTTTCCTTCCTTCCTTCTCTTCCTTCCTTCAGGTTCCATCTGGTTTCCATTTGGAAGACAATGGTTTCCAAGTACTCCCAAGAGTCCTTCGGGTGCGCCATTTCTCGTTCTTCAGTAGCTTAAACAATTCCTTTGTCCGTGGTACACACTTCTTCCGCCCACAGAGGTCGCATACTTCCTTGTAATGAAAGCTCTTCCCTTGCGCCTTCCCGTTGTGGACCCACTTCTCATAGTGGAAGGTTGGGTGCTCACACTTTGGTTTCCGCTGACGGGGCGGCTTGGGTGGTTTTAAGTCGGACTCGGTTAGAGGGTGTTCGTTGAGTTGCTGGATGGTGTCTAATATGCTCATATCTACATGCTTTTAATTGGTGTTCTTGTTTTCAAGTTATTTAACTCCCCTTTTCTTTTGTATAGTTTCTTTTGTATAGTTTCTTTTGTATGTCCCTGTTTAGGGACATGGTAATTCCCTGTTTGGGGACTACCTACGTTCCCTGTTTGGGGAATAATCCAAGTATGATAATTTTTGTTAAAATGGTAGGCTGTCTCGGTCTTGGACATCTTAGACTTGTCAATAAGCTTCTTTTTTACCAGTTTATTAATAGACCGACAAATGTGTTTTTTGTCAAGCTGCGTCCCGTTCACAAACTGCGATAATGATATTACGTCCGTGGACTTTTTCCAACCATATGTTTTTCTTAAAAGGTAATGCAAAATCCGCCACTCATAGGGCGAGAGGTTGAGCATAGCAAACGCCTCCATTAGTTCGTTGGCTATCGGCGTGTAGCCATTTTCTTTTTGTGGGCTTGCCATAAGAGAATAAAAATCCCCGCTACCAGTCTCTTGTGCAAGAGGGAACGAGATGCGTTCCTGGTAGCGGGGGTCTTTTGCGAATTCGCCTATTCAAAAATCTCGTTACCTAAACCTCTTGCACAAGGTGAGGTAAGCATAAAGGATTGGCCGGACATCTGTCAAATCACCTACCTGTGGATAACTGGCCTTGCCAGAAAATATAGATGTGCCACAATACAGATATAAAAGGTCGCTCTTTATAAACCAACATTTACAATCATGCAAGCTGAAGTTAAACGGCTTGTAGAGCTACGCCGCCAGATTGCGGAATACGATGAAGCCTATGAACAGGCTGTATCTCCCCTAAAGCTGGAACGGGACGCTCTGCAAACCAAGATAACCGAGGAGCTAAAAATGGCTGGTGTGTTATCCCAGCGGTTCCAAGATGCTACGGTTACCAGGTCAGTCCGCAAGACTGTCCAAGTGCTTGACGAAGCGAAAGCCGTGGCTGCCCTAAAAGCCAAAGGGTTGACCGACTACGTTTCCGAAAGCATCAACAAGCTGTTCTGGGACAGTGCCGCCAAAGAGATTGCCAAATCCGGCAAGACTGATATTGACGGCCTGGCTATCCAGGAAAAGGAATACCTCTCCGTCCGTGAAAGCGACAAAGAGGAACGTAGAAAAGTAACGGTGGACTAAACCACCAGAAACATAACTGGCATATGCCATTAGATCCAAAACAAACCGTTTTCAAGGAGCCATCCGGAAAAGACTGGGCGCTCCTTCCAGAAGACACCTACCAAGTGCAAATCCAGGACATCACCCAAGATGTGACCGAATGGAAAGGCGAAAAGAAAGACGTTCTCAAGTTCAAGTTCGTCATTATCGAGCAGCACCAGTTCGAAGAAAATGGACGCAAGTGCTATACCTACGGCAGAGTCTTGTTCAAACGCGGGTCCATAGTCCAGCCGATTCCTTCCGCGAACAACAAAGACCCGCTTACCTACAAAATCTGCTCGGCGGTTGCCGGCAGGAAACTTACCGAAGAGCAGGGTAAGAAAATCACCATCGCGGACCTCAACCGCCTAATTGGAAAACAACTCCGAGTGGGCGTTTCCATCAGCGCGCCGAAGCCGGACGGGAAGCAATTCAATAATGTGGACACCTTCTACTCCATCAAGCAAACACTGCCACCGTTCGATGAGAATAAGGTGGTCAAGGATGAGGAACCGGCGCATTCGCCGGCAGCTCCTGCCATCCCGACCCAGCCTGACGGTGTGGTTTACCAGCCGGTCGCCCCAGTCGCCGCACAGATGCCTGCTGCTGAATCCGGCGAACTGGAAACCGAAGACATCAATGTCGAGGATATTCCGTTTTAGACACCATGCCCCTGACTCTGGTCGGGGGCTGAATTGGGCAGGCGTGGCGGACAACACGCGAAGGGCCGCAAAGTAGCTACCCGCCTGTCCTATTTAGCAAAACAAACCCGCATGGAAAACCAAAATGAACCAGCACAACCAAGAAACTGGTGGAACAAGTATTCGCAAGAACGGAAATGCGCCCGTTGCCCCCGGACCTTTATAGCCAAGTCGCCCAACTCGCTGTATTGCCAAAATTGTCGCGAAGCGAAAACTAAGGAAAATAGGGCCACGTACCTTTTGCGGAAAAAGCTGCACTTGACGGAAAAGCGAAAGACAAAACAGAGGCTGCCCAGCGCTGACGTCTGTTGGTGGTGTTTAGGCGTCTGCAAGCCGGGGGAAAACTGCCCGGACTGCGGCACGCCGTATGATTTAGAGAAAGCCACAAAAGCGCAAAGCAGGCAGAATGTGAGCTACCTGGACATTGTTGCCCAGAACGCCAAAAAGGAAGGCAAAAACCCCAAAGCGGAACTGGAGCGTATCCGCAGCCTTCGGATGACAGGCACTTATGGAAACAAGCAATATTGGAAGGACGTGAATAATATACTTGACAATTACTTGTCAAAAAAAGGCTACCGGGTAATGTATAACGGGGTGGTGGTGGAAAAGAAACCTAAAAACGTCAAAAATTAGATATTAATAAAACAACTATGTCAAAAGGAAGAAAAAAAGGACAGAAAACAAATCAAGGCGTGGTTTACGAAACCGCCGCCTACAAGATTTCAGTCATCCCTTTGAACTATCAAATTGAGTGCAAGCTCATGAAGTCGGGGAATGCCAGATTTGAACAGGTCAAGCTCATCTCAGAACCATTCTACTCCTACTTTGGCTGGGGGCTGGAATACGCCAAAAAGACGGCAGAGATGATGGTAAACAAGTACCAAAACGCTCTGTGAGCGGTATAGATAAGTTTACAGACGAGATAAGCCGGGGGTGCGAGGATTGCACCGCCCGGCTTTTTTTCGTGGCTCTGAGAGCCAATTTTAGGGCTACGCCTTCTTGAGGTTCAAGGCGGCAAGTTCCGCCTCGGTGAACGGGGCTTTGGACTGTTGAGACCTGTGTGCCCTGCCATCGTGCGGAGGAACGGTGATAAAACCGCAAATACTGCACGGTTTCGGTTCCCCGTCTTTCTTCGGTGCGGGTTTGGCCGGTTTAGGGGGTGCTCCAGCTTCAACTAACTGGTAGTGGAAGCCGAGTTTGGCAAGCTGGGCAAGTTGTTCCTGGATGCCGGTTATCGTTTCTTCCTTTGCCTGTTGCCTGATGGCGTCGCGTTTGGTTTCAAACTCCAGAGCTTTCTGGAGTGAGGTTTTCAGTTCGGTGGGTTTCGGTTCAGCCATAATCTTCTTCATCCCTATCACCTTCCGTGTGTCGCCGTCAAGCGGCTTTCCTTAACGGCTGGTGCCGCTTCATTCTGTCCAGCCGCTGAAGAAGGGCGATAACCTCGCCCAAACTTCTCAGGCCGAAAATGCGATGCCAGGCTTCGTGCTTCTCAATGTCTATGAGGAGCAAGTTTCTGTCGTTGTTTTTCCCGCCGCGGGCGCGGGGCAGAAGATGGTGCAGGTTTCTGCCGGGACGGCGGCGGTTCTGGGTTTTCTGCCAGCGGTTGCGCTTGCGAAACATTAGGCAACCCTCCCGTAGCGAAGCTGGTTAAACAGCTTCATCTTTTCGGCTTCGGCCTTTTGGTCTTCCGCCTGCTTCTTGCGGAGGCAAGGGCGGTGGTAGACGCAGAGGTCTTTTTGGACTCTTTCGGGGTCAAACGGGGCCACGGTAATGTGGCACACGGGACAAACCGGATGCGTAGCGTTCATATATCAGCCTCCTTTTGGCTGGAAGCCTTTGCTCGGTAAGCAAAAGCCCCCAGCCACAAGGGCAAGGGGGCAAACTCCTGTTATGGTGAACCATAATAGCGGCAAACGTAGCACAAACCTTCATCACCGGCTTGCTCACGCTGGCATCGGCGGCACAGCTTGACCCGGCACGGGCACATCTTGCCTTTTCGCGTCTTTCTTTTGCAATTTTTGCATTTGTAATAAATGCTCATTGGTGCCAAGGTGTTTAGCCAAGTCTGCTTGATGCACGTCCATTCCGCAAAAGCAGTGAACCCAGCTTCTCATTTAAGTAACATTAGTGGGTAAGTTGTCAATCGTCCCCGTGGTAGGTTGGGTAAACACAATGCCTTTGTTAGTCAGCCACCTTAACACTAGGTTCACCGCCCCGATAAAGAACGGGTTGGCGAATATCGCTTCAACGTTGGCGGTTACCACGTCATTAGGCTGGTAGCCGAAGTGAGCGACTACAGCGACAATTACAGTCAAGACGTTGAACCACAGTGTCTTGGACTTGTACCATTGTTTGTTCATTGGTTTGTTTGTTTAATGATTTGAAAATTAGTTTTTGCGAATTCACCATATCGGAAGGTTGCCCAGAAGTCATAGAAGAGTGCGGCTAAGTGTTCATTCTTGAAAAAGCCAAGGTCTTTCTGTTCAAGACGAGCTCGCCATCGTTGATGCTGTTTGTTCCACGAAACTCCTTTGTGTATGGATGATTTATTGTGAGCTTTTTTGGTGTTCCTGCAATTCTGAAGTGTTGTCGCAAGGCGTAGATTTGCCTTTTGGTTGTCCACACCGTCACCATTGATATGGTCTACAATCAGGTCATCTGGTGCGTTGAGAACAAGCCTGTGCATGTGAACGGCAACTTTCTTTATGTACTCACGGTCTACTGGATGCCTAATGTATGTCCATCGTTGCGCGTAGCCTCCGATAGCGCGGCCTTGAGATATCATTGGCTGGTAGTGCCATTTCCACTGGTTGAGGTAGTCGTAGCTCTCATCATCTACTTTGGCGAAGTATCCTTTGGAGAGCTTAATCAGCTTCATCTATTTCATGAATTAGTTTTAAGACTCTGCTTGGGTAGGTTGGATTTGGGCAGTAGGTGGCTAACTTCCGTTCTGTCGTTTTGCCAGCGTAATAACGAGAGTTTGCAAGCTGTCCGGTGATGTAATCAATTCCACTTGGTATTGAGTCAAATCCAATTCGAGCGCTTCCCCACCCAAAGGGATTGTTAGTTTTACGGGGATAGATTTTCCCACATTGACTTTCAATCGTTGATATAGCGGGCAGGAGCCGGTAGTCGATGTCATATTTGTCTGCGGCGGTTATAAAGTCGTCAATATAAGGTATGAGCGGACACTTGTGAGCTTCGAAGTATCTGCCAAGCTTGACAGCTCGCACGTCCATTAAGCGAACGGCTGGTTCAGGAATACAGAGAGCTGTTTTGGGGATAAGAAAGAGAGTGATTACGCATAGGGTGATGAGATATTTCACGGGTTAAGTGGTTTGCCCACGACAGTCTGCTTTGTCGCTCCTCCGTCAGTTCAGGCAGGATTTCGGTGGGTTAAAGGTTGTGGGGCGGCTCTTAGGTGAAAGTCGCCCCGAGACATCTACAACTTGTGGGCTTCCAGGAAACCGGCAAGTGCGTTGGTCGCGCGAAATTGTGGGACGGGTTCCAGTTCCTTAAACGCAGAGGTGAAGGCGTTGGAAAGGCTCCACATGGTTCTCGGCTGAAAGTCGTCATGCTGCGGGTTGAAGTAGTGGTCGTGGACAATCCTGTCCATGTGCCGCGGGGCTTCCAGAGCCCCTTCGATGAATGCTTCGTAGATGAGCAGTTTGGCCGAGACATCGGAGAGCTGGCTGTTGCGCCAGACTTCTACTGCCTTGACCATTGGCTCAAAGTTCCGCTGCATCTGGTCCACTCCGTAGGCGAGAGCCTGGAGCAGATTGAAATGCTTGGAGTGCTTGGCGAGTAACGGCTCAAAATCGCCGTGGAATGCCATATTCTGGCAGACCATGACTCTGTAGCCTACCGTGAGGGCGAGCCTCATTGACTTGTCGTGGCTGTTGCGGATGCCAAGTGCGAACCTGGCGCCGGTGAAGCCCTGGTCAAGCTCCATGAGGCCGAACATCTTGTTGCCCGTTCGGTCAACGGCGAATTCCATGTTGTGGACGCCGATGTGCCGGAAGCCGAGGGTTTCCACCAGGGCCTGGACCACCTCGTGGTGGGGAATGGGCCGGTGGGTTGAAGTGCCGAGCGGACACGGGACGAGAGAAAGTTCCTCAAGCCCGATTTTGCGGTCGCTGGCTATCAGCACGCTGGGTGTGGTTGCCATTGGTTGCCTCCTCGTTTGCGTCGGACTTGTTCTCGCGGATCTGGAAGGTGACGCTGGGAAATAAATCCAGCTTGAAATTCATGGAACCGTCTTTGTTGTGGCCAAAAGCTACGCCTGCGCGGTTCCAGAAAGTGCGCTGGTTGTTCCCCTCGCCGACTTTGGTCAGCAGGTAGATGGTGTACGTATATGAAGTCCTCCTTGGGCTTCCCCCTCAACCGCATCTGCGGCTTATTTTGAGCCGTAGCGAAGTGTGGTTAAGAGGTAAGACAATGTCCCCACTCTGCGAGTGAGGGGGAAGGAAAGGAGTTTTGGTGGCGGGGGTGGGAGTCGAACCCACCTATACGGCTTATGAGGCCGTCGAGTAAACCGATTCTCTACCCCGCTATGGCAACAAGCCTAGGAATCGAACCCAGCCAGCCGGATTTGGAGTCCAGCTCGCCAGCCTTGGAACCTTGCCGACTATTTAGAAGGAAAAGAAGGGCTGAAAACTTTTACTTGGAATTAGAACCGCTTTGCGGAGTATGGTTGGCGCTATGGAGAGCCATTCCAGCCCTGTCTAAAGCATACACCTGCTAAAGAAAAGTGCAAGCTTAGGTTATCCACAGGGCTACTTCAGTCCTTGCATCAGCCGTTCCCACACCTCTATCGCCTTCGGGTGAGTAAGATACGGCCTTATTTGTTTAAGCTGGTGGATAATGGCGTAGTAATACTGCCATGCGTCTATGAGTTCCCCTTTCAGCTCATTCAAGAGTCCGGGGGCAACAGTTAAGCCGCAACCATGCTCCTTGAAGCCTGCCTTGACTTTCTTGTCGCTTTCCACCATGAAGTGGGCGAGCGACTGGGCCAATAAATCTTTGTCTTGCTTATTCATCCCGTGTAAAGTTTGCCGTTAAAAAACGTCTTATAAAACGAAGCAGAGCCGTTCTTGATTTCCGCTATCGGATGCTGGGAAACAAAGAAATAATCGCTGTCTTGGTCTTTGTAAACGATGGAGAACCCCAAACCCCAATTCGGGTGGTCGGTATAGTCGGGATTGCGGTCGCAGAGGCAGAAGTTCTCGTAGCCGACTATATCCCTGTCGTATAGTCTCCTAAAAGAACTTCCGCCCCTGTGCGTATGGGCTTGTATCAGCGAAATGGATTTGTCATCTATCAGGTTTTTGGCCGTCATGCCGGAGTGCTTGTTTACTCTGTCAAAGTGTCCTATCAGCAGTTTGCCCCACAGGTAGGAATTCTCCCGGTTACCGGAGTTCACCACTAGGATGTCGGTTTCGTTTAGGCCCAATTGTTCCTCAAGCGAAAGCCCCCTCAGTTTGACCAGCTTGTCGGCGTGTGTGACGATGTATTTGACCCATCTGTACTCATGGTTGCCGAAGATGTAGATTATTCTTGCTTTGGGAAACCGCCAGCGGAGGTTATAGAGAAATGAGCTTGTCCGCTCTATCTCATAGGAGAAGTCTGTGTTGCTGGTCTTTGGGTTTTTTACGAAGTCAGAGATGGCCCAGCAGTCAATGATGTCGCCATTTAAGAAGATAATATCCGGTTGAAGTTCTTCGGCGATTTTAAGGGTAAGGCCGATGGCCCGTGAATTCTCGTGGGGAAAGTGCAAGTCGTTAAGAACAAGCGCCTTTTCAAACTCCATTACTGCGGCAGGTTAATGGTCTGCGCGTCTGCCGGCACTTCAAAAGCGTCTTTCAGTTCGGCTAACGCGGCTTCCGTTTTGGCAAAAGCGACAGTGCCGGTGAAACCCTCCAATATCAGCACGCCGATTTTGCCGTTGTCGTTGATGAGGAATTTTTTTGGCATGGGTTGTTGTTCCTTAGGGATTAACGTCCAGGCGTTGAACGTGTTCCCGGTTAAAAAATAATCTTCTTTAATGTGGTGCTCCTTTATCCCGGTGTTGCACCAGCTTGATTTGGCGATGATGCATTTCTTGCCATCGTGCAGGTGGTAGCCCATGGCGTAAAGGGCGTGCCCCCAAGTGCTTTCTCCGGTTTTAGGCGGTCTGGGCTCCGACATATTCTGCCAGCCTGCATCACTGCCCGTTACGCCAAAGACTACGCCCTTGTAGTTTTTAACCCCCCACGCCACGCCGTCTATGGAGTTGTCGGGCAGGACGAAATAATTCTGTTCGGTGTCGTCTTTGGCAAGGTCTAAGCACAGCCCGGTCTTGTCTCGCATGTTCTGCGGGGTCTTGGGGTTTGGGTCTGGGGCTTCAACAGCCGTTTCTTGCCCGAAGCTGGTAATCCGCCAACCGCCGTCTCTAATAAACGCCCCATACGCTTGGGCAATGTAAGCGAAAACGGAACGGACGGAGAATGTATAGCCTTTAAGTTGCCAGTGGTAATAGCTCCACGCCTCGCCTACGCAGCAATCGGCCTGGGCCTGGTCAGAGTCCGGGGGAACGGGAAGTTGGAATGGAGTGTGCCAATCCACTTTTGGCGCGCCTAAGAATTCGGCTTTGAAATCGCGGGGGTCGGGAGGGTCGGGTAGTGCGCCTTTGGGAAGTTGGGTAATCATTGGAAGAGAAAATCAAAGGATTAAGTCTTGATGATAAAGTTCAGGGCAATGTAGGGCTGGAGGTTGTTGTGGGCGGTGTGGCTACCAGCATTTGAAATTGTTATTGCAGCCGGGACTCCATTTGAGCCACCACCGGCACCATACGAACTTCCTGAAGTAAACCCACTTATTCCACCCGTGACGCCATGCGAGTGGCTTGCCAATTCGGCTAGGGCCTCAGCCCAAGCCGCGCACTGCCCACCATAGGAGCCGTCCGGATATAGGTTTTGTAAAACAGGCGTCAGGTTCATTGGAAGGGAGAGTTAATGCTTAGTCAATGACAACGGAATTGTCGGCAATCGTTCCCTTGTCATAGTAGAGCCTAAAATTCCTCACCAGAACGCCAACTGATGTGGTTGGCGATTTGTAATATAAGTCAATCGTATCCCCTGGAGCGAAAGTCAGGTCTTCACTGAATGTTACATAAGTAGTACTCAATGTACTTTGCTCAGTTCCATACGCAACACCGTTCTTATAAATTCTGGCATAAACGGTTTGAGAGGTTGAGTCGGATCTCAGGTCAAACTTTATTCGATATACGCCTGGAAGATGAACTCTTATTGATTTGACAAGAGAGTAGTTTGGATCTGCGCCGCCATTAACTTTAGTCCTCTCAGTATCCGCGCTCTGTTTGAGGTTAACGGAAGCAGTCGTACCCATAAGCGTATTTGTTAACTGCGAACCGTCAAGTGTTGGAAGTTTCCCTGTTCCGTCAAGCCGCAATACTTTGTTGGCTCCGCTTGTTCCGGTATCCGCGTTGTCTACTATTTTGTTGGTGGCTGAGATGGCCGTGCCAGAGGTGGACAATGCGGAATTTATAACCACAGTCACACTCGTGCCGTTGTAATACTTCAGCTCGTGCGTCGTCGAGTTGTACCAGAGCAGTCCTTCCACCAAGTCGGCGCCGGTTGGGTCCGCGGTGAGGGTGATGAAGGCCAACTTCTTCGTCGCCGGGCGGAACGAATCGTTTGTTTTCACCTGCGCCCGCTTGTCCGCAATGTTGCCGGTGACAATAGATGAAGCGGCGTTGGCAACCGTGATATCGGCAAGGCGAATCCAGCCGTCAGAGCCTACGGCGGTGTCAATGGCGCCGTCCGTGAGGGCTGATGTCCCGGTGCCCTGCACCAATTCAATGGTGGCGATGTTGTTCTTGAGCGCGTTCGGTTCCGCGTCCTTGTCCACTCGCAGGATTACCGCATCCACCCTGTTGGAGCCGGAGTTGTTCGCCGGCACGGTAACAGTGGCCTGGGCATTGGATATGACCACGACTTTCCAGGTGGTGCCGTTCTTAGTGAGTTCCACCAGGGCATTGCCGGCAGAGACCAGAACACTCATTCCGGTCGGGCTGTTTTGCGTTACCTGGAGCCCCAGCGTGCCGGCGTTGTCGCCGAATACGCCCTCCTCCATCAGCAGGCTTTGGAGCCATGAAAACTCGGAGCTGTTGTAGTCCGCAAGGGTACTGTCTATGAAAAATGTTTTGAGCATGAAAGCTGTTGGTTAATGCTTAGACCTTGCTCTCTAAAAGAGAAAGGCGGGAATTGATGTCCCCGATGTTGTAAACAATGCTTTGAATGAGGGAATTAACCCTGACGGTGATGTGTTTCTCCAGGCCGGCGACGCGGACCTGCTTTTCCAGAATCTGGTAGCTGTCGTCGAGATTGATAAGTTTGTTTTTGAGCTGAATCCGTACCACGTCGCCAACCTTGAAATTGTCAGCTACCGTAGGTGTTAGTTCGATGCTGGGCGAAAAGAGGGGGCCTTGGCAGAGACTGGACGTAAGGCCGTCAAGCGAAGCCTGGGTGTTGGCTACCCTGAAGTCTCTAAAGCCCTCCAGGACGCCAAAATTGGCCTTCAGGGACGTGTTTTCCTGGCTGGACGATAAAGTACTCGACTTGCCGTAAGCCTTGGTGATAATCGCGTCCCCGTCGTCCTCAACCTCAAAGCGCAAGATGTTGGCCTGGCTTACCTGGCCCGAATTGTAGCGGAACACAACCGAACTGGAAAGGTCGCTGCCGACCTGAGTCTTGAAGTTCAGTTTTCTGGTCGTCGTTACCTCGAACTGCGCGCCTACCGTGTCCGCGATTTTCTTAATGGCATCAAAGGCGCTCTGCCTCTCAAAGGTGAGGTTGACGGAGTTGATGATGTCTTCCTCGCCGAAGGTGATGCCGGTATCCTCGGTTGCGTTTATCGTGCCAAGCAGCGAGCTTACGGCTAAGCCGGCGTCGCCCGAAGCGGTATAGCCAGAGCCTACCAGCCTTTTCTTTAGAAGGCCGATGAGTCCTTTGGCTTTAATTTCAACCACGCTGAGCTTGACTGTCTTTTGAGTAATGAAGCCCACCCACTGCACAACGCCGTCCTCAATGACTTCAAGGCGGTTATAGTGCCGCAAGTTGGCGTCAGTGACTTTGGGGTTTGAAAGGTCGAGCACGAAACCGCAATCACCAACCTCGCCAAGAGTCTGGCGATATTCAAGGCCGGAGTATTCACCTTCCAGAAACGTGGTCAACGGTGAAAATCCTTTGTCGTAGATTTTGAGAGTTCTCATACGATGGCGTCACGGTGGTTAATGCTAAAAGCTGCGGCGGGGAAAGTCCAGGTGTTTACCGGGCTTTGCGCGCCGGAAGATTCGCTGGACAAGTAGACCAGTTCGTTGCTGCCCACCTGGAGCAGAATGTATTCACTGGCGCCGTCAACAAGTCCGGAAACGTCGGTGCCGGCCTGGTCTTTCACGATGCCGGTTTTGCTGTTTATCTCCACATATTTGGTGTCGTCGGTAAGGGTGGTGTTTACCTGGAACGTTTTGCCAGTGGTCACGTTCTTGATGGCCGGGTTGGTGATTCCTCCGGCTTCTCCGTAGAGCCTGATGATGGTGTGGGCCTGAGCGTTGCCGTTGTTCGTGATGGTGATGGGGTTCTTGTAAATCAGGTTGAACTTCGCCGGGAGCTTGGAGGCAAGCTTGAGGCTACCCGTCTGCCAGCCGCGCGTTCCGCTGTGGGTCTGCTCGGTCTGCGATTCAATAAGCGGGTCGGGGCACTTAAGGCTCATGACAAAAGCAAGCCGCTGCTTCTGTTTAATCTGGCGGTCGAACCTGATGGCCCGTTCCAGCTTGGCGTAAATCTGCCATGCGTCGCCGTTGGCGTCAGTCCATTTCACCAGCACCAGGCCGTCGTTTGCCGTGTCGGGCTGGGCGGGCAAGGCGGTTACCTGGAGCAGTTGCCTTTTCAGGGTTTCAACGTGGGCCTCGTCTTGGCCGATAATCAGGCCGGAGAATGTCAGCACCCGTTTGCCGTAAAAGGAAGCGAAGTCCCAAATGCCGTGCTGGCCTTCCTTGTCCATCTCGGAGTTTTTGATATCCACGTCAAAGACCGGATAGTCCTGGAGGGCTATAAGGTTGCTCGGATCCGTCGTGAAGTCGTTGATGGTGACGGACTGCCCGGTTCTGGATGTGATTTGGAATTGGTAGCCAATCATACTTTGTTGAGCTTTTCTTCTAAATAGGCGTTTATCTTTGCTTCAATAGCCTTGGCGTTCTTGAAGCCCAAGAGCGCGGAGTTTTCAAGGATTGACTTCAATTCCGTTACGGTGACGAAGGCTTCAATGAAGTCATCCAAAAAGCCGGGGATAAAGTTGACTCTTACGGCCTGCTTTGCGGCAATCAGCAGGAGCAGGTAAAGCAGAACCTTATACAGCGTCCGTGAAAGATGGAGCGAAGAAAGACGCTTGTATTTGGCCGCCGCGGTGATGCCGAGAACCCAGTCAATGCAAATCAGGTAAGCCAGAACCTCAACGATGAGGCGGTCGTTGTCAAGCGAGTAAGCAACGAAGGTGACGATGGCTGATACCAGGGCCTTGGCCCCGGCTGAAGAAAAGATGTAGCGCAGAGCTTCGCTGGTTTTCTCGTAGAACGTCATATCAGATTCTGCCGAGTTCCCATGCCATCTCACGGCTTATGGCGCGAAAATCCACTTGGCTGTCAACTCTGGCGTTAATGCTTATTGGGGCGTTGATGGTTCGGTTAGAAATGCTGGAGCCTGTCCGCACACCTTCCAATTGGCTAACCAGCCCGGAGAAGGTATTGACCATCCATGCGGGCATGACCCATTCGCCGGGGTGCACCATTTCCCCGCCCATGGTAAAGCCGCCCATGGCCTTGCCTTTGCCAGTTCCGGCATTGGCCCTGGCCTGGACGGACTGGAGGGAATTTAAGGCGCTGATGGCCGAGTTGGCTTCAGTGCCCAGTTTCTGAAGGGTGGCGATTTGGCCGGCGGCAAAAGTGTCCAGCGCGGCCTGGCGCAGGTTCAGGTTGTTTTGATAGAAGGTGGTGATGTCGGCCTCCACGCTCTTTGCGATTTCCAGCTTCTCGCGGAGCTTGGTAACTTCAGTGACGAATTCCGTAGTGGCAAGGTCAATCCGCTTGAAAGTTTCTTCCTCCATGCGGCTGAATTCGTCCAAGGCGGCAAGCCGGCGTTCTTCCGTTATTTGCTTATCCAGACCGCCCAATTTCTGCACCTGCTCAAGGGCGGTCTTCCTGGCTTCAATTTCCGTTTCAAGCGTCGCCTTCTTGACGGGGTCGGTTTCCTGTGCCTGCTTGGTGGCAAGCTCGTCAATGGCTTTTTGCCGGTCTGCAATCTGCGCCCTTAGGCGCGTCTCATAACCAGCGGAGGCGGTGAGGATGGCCTGCTTCTGGTTGATTTCATCCTGCAAGCTCTTAATACGGTCGGCGCTTTGCTTATCAGCTTCTTTGGCCTGCTCTTCGGCAAGTTGGGTGCGCAAGTCTTTCAGGTCGGTTTCGGACTTGACCACCAGTTGCGCAAGGTTGGTTTGGGATTCCTTTACGATGTCGCCAATGCTGTTCTTGAAATCGCTGAAGGCCGTCGTGAGCTTGTCTTTGATAGAAGCAGCCAGTTCGGTAATTTTGTCCTTGGCGTCGATGACGCTTTTTTGCATATCCTCCAAGTCCTTGGCGTGCTTTTGCGCGGCCTCCGCTGCGTCTACCTGGGCCTGGGTAAGTTCTTTAACTCCCAGCTTTGTTTTGGCAACTTTGGCATCCGCATCTTCCATACGCTTCAAGGCGTCGTTGATGCCGTCGCCCGTAATCGCTTTACTGAAGCTGTCCTTGGCGGATTTCAGGGTGTCGGCGATGTCGTTGGCAATCTGGCCTTGTTCGAGGACGTACTTGTCACTGTTTTTGCTGAGTTCCTTTATGCGTGCGTCCATCTCGGCCACTCGTTTGCTGTCGCCGGTGGTCTCGGCCATTGATTTTGCAACCTCGGCAGCATGGAGTTGTATGGCGTTTTTGGAACGTAGGAGCAAAGAGGGAATAAGCTGGATTTCCTTGGCGGCAACTACGGCCATGGCACCGACTGCCATGATTGCATTAGCCAAGCGATAAGCCAGTGCGGAAGCTTCGTCCATCAGTTTTTGGTTGTCCAACATTTCTCCGGAGGCATTGCCCACCTTTTGGGTAAGGTCAGAGAAGGCCGCAATCACGCCTTTGCCCATGGCGGATTTCAGTTCCTGTTGGACAAGGCTCATTTTCTGAAACTGTCCTTCCGTAGTGTTGGCAAGGTCTTCGGCACTGATAGTCACGCGCTTCGTGATGGCGTCCAATTGTTCGGTGATGGTAGCGTTCGATTTCAGGGCTACGCCATACTTCACCAGAGCACGCGCCCCTTTTCCGGAAAGTATTCTCTCCAGGTCATCGGAAGTTTCCGCAAACGTGCCAAAGCCGCTGGCAGCAAGGTCAGCGGCAAGCTTTGCGGTTTCAAATGATTTCTTCAGGTCGCCCCCTAAGCGTTGGGAAAAGCGGGCAACCTGAAGCTCGGCGGTCTCGTCGTCAATGCCGAACTGGAGCATCTTCCTGCCGAAAGCAGTCACCTGTTCACCCACATCCTTCCATGCCTTGCCCTGGGATTCCAGAATGGCGCGGGTCTCGTTTAGCTTCACCATGTCCTGCCGGGCTTCGTCCACGCCGGATTTCAGCACGTCAAAAGTCTTGAGCGCGGCGTTCTTGAGGATATCCCAAGCGGCCACTCCTTTGAACATGGAAGCGGCCTGGCTGTCCGACATTGCCTTTATCTTCGTGCCGAGGCTTTGGACGGAGTTTTCAGTTTCTTTGAGCTTGGCGCCAAAACTGCCGGTGTCAGCCTTGATTTCGTATACAAGCTCGCCAATGGACTGCTTGGGCATTACGTGCGGGGTTTAAGTGTTTTGATTTGGCTCCGTAGTTGGTCCAGAGGCGAATCCGCCGTTTCGGCGGATGTTCCAGGCTTGAGCACGCCTTCCTTTTCCAAAAGGGAAATAAGCTGCTCGAAGTAGGAAATCACCTCGTCTATGTAAAGCTGGCGGATCTCGGAAAGAGCGAAGCCGTAGCGGACCATGAATACTACGGTTGCCCTAAGCGCCTTCAGCTTTTCGGTTGCTGTTTTTTTTTATCTTCTGCCTCGCCTTCCGCATCCTTCTTGGCAATCGCGGTGGTATGTTCTGCAATAAAATTGATGATACGGACAGCATCCAACCAGGTAAACATCGCCTTGACCTGTTCCAATGTTATTTCTGGCTGGTAGCGGGAAAGCAAAATGTGGATTTGGGCAAATACAAGACTGCGCCTGGCCCTAATGTCTTTGCTGTCTTCCAGCTTCGCCTCAAGCTCCAAAATGCGTTCAACTTCTTCCTCGGTGTAGTCGGTGGGAAGTTTGAATTGTTTTTTCTCACCGCGTACATCAAGCTCCACGATGTGGGGCTCGCGTCCGGTGTATAGGTCAAGTTTGGCCATAAGTGATATCTGGCTTAGTTATCAGGAAATTTGCTGTTCATCAGTAACAGAGACGAAGTAACCCTCCAAGGTGATAGGCAGGGTAGCCACATCGGCAGCCTTGTCCGAAGCGAAGTCGATTGCCGGCGCGTTGATGTTCGTGCAGTCCTTGATATCAACCTGGAACACCTTGCCGTTGGCATCGGTGTTGATGACGCGCAAGGCTTTCAATGTCTTGGTGCCGGAGTTGTTGAAGGTCAGTTTCTTGGAAGCGTTCGGAGTGTAAGTATAGCCTGCGTTAGCGGTAAAGCTGCCGGTTCCTATTTTTGTCAGACAGGTGTAGCCATTTTGGTCAACGAACACTTCGTAATCTGTGCCTTCGACTTTACCGGTAACGGTGAGGGAAGCAACCCTGGTACCGTCGCCGTTCTTGTTGGCAAGGCGGGTGATGGTGTCAGCGGCGACTGTGACGGATTCGGCGGAAACTACCACCGGCGTGCCGGCGACGTTCTGCAACGTAACCAAACCGCCGTCAAACTTGGACAGGTTTGTCAGGTTGATTTCAGTAAGGACAAAAGAGAACTCCACCTTATCGCCGTCCGAGAATTGCTTGATTTCAGGAGCGTTGTCAAAGGTGATGGTTTGGGTTTCCGCTTTGGAAGTAAGCTTGGGCGTGCGGATAGCGCCGATATCAACAAGGGTGGCGAAATCGTCGCCGATTTGAACTTTTACCGAACCCTTTCGGATGGCTTCGGGTTTTTGGACTGTGGTTTGCATAGTTGTTAGTTAAGGATTGTGAAGCTGGGATTTTGTTCCTCGGCAACCCTCTTAGCATAGTCGGAATCGACCCAGATCCGGCTCTTGGCTGCTATGAAGGTGCCGTCCGGAAGAAAGGTGTTGCGGACGCATAAAAGCTCCACTTGCCTTTCTTTCCCGGCTTCGGAGTTAATTGTTTGAACTTTTTCAATAGTATTGGGTTTGACATTCTTGGCCATAGGCTAGTAGTTAATGGTGACTTCGACGGCGAAGTACCAAAGCTTGGCATCGCTGTCATAAAGGGCTTGCCTGCCCTCAAAAGCGGAATAGGTGATGGGGTACAGGCCTCCAAGCTTGGAGGCAGACAAGTCGTTGAGGCAGTCGTCCACATCGTTGGCAAGGTCGCGCGCTTTCTCAAAGGTGTCGCCGAAGCAATTGAGCTGGAAAAGAGATTGTCTCGCGGTGGGATAAGTGAGACTCTGGCTAATTTCTGTATACGTTATTGCATAGCCACTTGTCAAAGAAAAGCCATCGGGAAGACGTAATGGGTAGATATGGTATGCACCCCCGTTTATGGTTTTTGCTGCTATTCCCGCGTGTGCTTTCAGCGCGGCGTATAGTCCTTCTTCAATCATGCGAGTTTGCTTAGTTTGTCTTTGATGAATTCCAATCCTTTTTCCTTCATCGTTTCGGCGGCTTTGCGAATCATTGCCCTGGGCTCCATGCGGGATGTTCCGAACTCCACGAAGGGCGCGTATTCCACGTTGTTGGCAAGTTCGGCCTTCAGGAAGCCTACCCTGCGGCCTGTCATTGCGTTCCTGAGCCGGCCCGTTATCACCGGAGTGTTCCTTTTGGCTTCGGTCTCAAACATCAGGGCAAGGGCCGGCATCAATTCATCAACCGCCTGGGCGGTCTTCCGCTCGGCGTTAATTTTTTGCACGAATTTGACGGTGCTGCTGAACATCTATTTGAAAGAAACTTTATTGGCGCCAACTTCAATGTGGTGGCCAGAGCTATCGGGGTAGGCAATCACCACGTCGTAGGTTTCGCCGTTAAGGACAATGCGGTCGGCTTCGGTGATATCGGTGCCCGTGAGGAAGTAGAATTTAAAATCGGCAACGGTGTAGTGGCCCAAGGTTCCAAACACCTGCGGGTTCTTCTGGGCAACCATCCGGGTCTTTACGTTGGTCGCCTTGTCCACCCATGCGCTCGAAACTTGCCCGGTCGCCGTTTGGCTGTCGGTTTTGGACTGTATGGAGCAAAGCTGGTTCAGTAGATTCTCAAATGACATGGCCGTTAGAGGGTTATAATTCCAACGCTGGGCCGGCCGTCGTCCTTGATGAAGGGTTTTAGTAGGTCTTCAATTCCGAGGGCGTGGGCAATGTCTTGTACCTTGACGTAGCTGGCCTGGTAGTCGCCAAGCGTTTCGCTGGTCAGCTCTTTGATATCTTTGTCTCCGACCGATTCCTTGATGATTCCGCCCACAAGCTTCGTAGCCGCAAGCTCAATAACGGCTGGCACGGCGGCACCATAGCCGAATTTCGCCGTCACTTCCACGTTCTGCTGGCCATCGGTAAATTGGTAAAAACTTTGCGTAATCACCTGGCGGGAGTTGCGGGCCAATCCGGTCTTTAATTCAATGGCAGTCTTTGGCAGCCTGTTCGCGGGGTACGTAAAATAGTCGTTGGCTGAAATCTCAACCCCGTCAACGACCAGCTTTTGGATTTCAATAAAGTCGTCAACGGTCAGGCGTTCGTTTCCGTTACCGTCAAATGTTCTGGTCTCAAAGTTGGTCGGCGGGGTGAAGAACCTGCCGGTGAACTTTTCAATGTAATCGGAAACCGCTTCTATCCACGCCGTCACGGAAGCGTCGAGGGCGGCGTTTATGGTGATGGCAAGATAGTCTTCAACTTTTGCCTTGGTGGTAAATTGTGGCATTGCTTTTGGGGGTTAAGATTTGGGCGTATACAGGTCTTTGGGAGTAGACCTGGATGTGTGGGTGAACTTCTTGGCTGGAGTATACAGGTCTCTGGCGGTGTAGGAAAGTATCCGGCTCAGGGCCGTGATGAATTCCTGCGCTGTGGCAAGGTCTGAAACCGCAAGGCGGGCAAGTATGGACAGGGCATCGGTCGCACTTCCCGTTTCCCTGACCAGCAGGGCTGTGAGGATGGCAAGCGTTTCTGTGGCGTGGCCGGTGTCCGTGGCCGCGATTCTGCGGATGATATTTAGAACGTCGGCTCCGGCCCCGGCGTCGCCTTGTTGGATTTTCGCTACGACGCGGGCGATGTCTGCGCTAAAACCTGAATCGGAGAGTAGCAGTCTGGTTAACACGTTCATTGCCTCGCTGCCAACTGCGGTATCCGTAAGGGAGAGTCGGAACAGCAAGAGCAGGGCGTCCACTCCGGCCCCGTTGTCTGACACGCTCTTTTGCAGGAAGCTGGCGGTTGAAGAAACGGCCTCTGTGCCGCTTCCTGTTTCGTGGACGGCTGTCTTGGCCTTGACGCCCAGAATCTCGCTTCCTAAGCCCGTTTCTGAAGCGTAAACGCGGCTTAAAAGGGCTATGAGGTCGGCTGCAAGGCCGGAATCCGAGTTCAGAACGCTTACCAGGGCGGAAACCTGGTCTGCGCCGCTCCCGGCGTCTGAAAGTGTCAACCGGGTGAGCAGGGCAAGCGCTTCGGCTCCCTGGCCTGTCTCATGGACAGCCAAGCGGATAAGGGCTGAAATAAACTCCGCTCCGGCTCCCGCGTCGTGCTGCATGATTCTGGCAAGGGCGTTTACGGAATCGGTAGCAAGCCCGCTGTCCGAACGGCTGATGCGGAAGAAAAGGGAAACCAAGTCTGCGCCGGCGCCTGTTTCGTGGAGTGCAAGGCGAATAAGGGCTGTCAGCGCTTCGGTGGCTGTCCCTGTGTCATGCTGGGCCACTTTTGCAAGCGCGCTGATGGTCTCCGCTGCCGTCCCGCTGTCGCTCCGGGTAATCTTGGCAAATACGCTTACCACGTCGGTAACAACGCCGCTGTCTGACTGGGCGAGCCTGATGAGCATGGCCACGGCGTCGGCTGCGGAGCCGGTATCATGCAAAGCCATCCTGGTGAGGATGGAAACAAGCTCGCTACCTGTCGCTGCATCGCTTCGCGCCACGCGAATGAGCACACTTTGTAATTCTGCCCCGTGGCCGGTGTCCAACAGGGCCATCCGAGCAAGAGTCGTGAGCGTTTCGCTTGCGTGCCCCGTGTCGGAAAGGGCGGCGCGGATGAGCATGGAGAGCAAGTCATTGCCGCTTCCAGCCTCATGCAAAGGAATTCTGGCTAAAGAAGAAAGAAGCTCGGCTGCTGAGCCTGCGTCTGACGGGGTGATTTTGTGAAGAACGGCGGAGATGTCTGCTCCTGTGGTGGTGTCAAAAATTCCAATATGTGAAAGCAAAGCGATGAGTTCAGCCCCCACGCCTGAGTCGGTACGGTTTATCTTTGCCACCACGCCAGCCAGAGAGTCGGAGCCAGAGCCGGTGTCTGAGATAGTGACGGGGGTATTGCCTCCGGCAACGGTTCCAAGAAACCCTATTAACTTGATGGTTAAACCTGATGGTGGTGGCATTACGTGTTTGCGTGTTACAAGTCTATGGAGTAATTAGTCTTGTATTGATGAGGTCATTGATAACGACAGAGTCAGTGTTAACAGTATCTTCAAATAAACCGGTGCTGTTAACAGGTATTGAAATAATTTGATTGCCATTAGTGGCATTCTTGCGGAACGCAAAAGTGGAATTAGAACTCAATCCGCTGTTGGCGGAAATATAAATTTGCATATTGGAAGCCGTAAACGCCATGGGGCTTATTGATTGGCCACCATAGTATGGGTCGCCAGCAAATGCATAACTTGTGGTAGTCGCGGGGTTTTGTAAAAGGCCTTCCGATTCCGAAGCGATTGTATTGAACTTATTATTGGTTGTGTACATCTCAACACCCAACACATCAATCCTGGAAGTAGAAGCTGACGCCCCTCCCGTGATTGAGAAGTTAATCAAGTCGCCCGAAGCTACCGAATCGGTATTCGTCGTATTCTCAAATAGTCCTGTTGCACTCGCCCCACGGCTGATTACCACATTGCCGTTGACTCCGTTGATGCGAACCCTAAATGTATCCGTTACATTCCTTGAATTACTGCTGGTATACAGGCACATGTTTTTCAAGGTGCCAGCCGTTCTACACTTGAATTGTGCGTATGCCTCTGTCGCGGTGCCCAAAACATATGTACTTGAACCAGGATAACCACCAAGTCCGCAGTAAACAGTTGAACTATTTGGGCCGGACATATCCCACCCGGCACTTCCCTGTGCAATGTATTTTGTCATCGTGCCAGATGTTGCCTCAAAGACTGTGTTGACACAAGAACAATAAATGCTGTAGGAGGAGCCTACAACTGCCTTGATGGCAAGATAGTCTCCAGCAGCAACAGAATCGGTATGGATGGTATCACTATAATTTCCAGTTGTTCCGGCCGGGATGGAAATTGTCATATTGCCATTTGCCGAGTTCTTGCGTGATGTGAACGTGGTAGACGACGTAGTGCTATTAGTAGTGCACTTAATTGACAAGTTGCTGAGTGTTCCGGCGGATTGAAACCTTACGCGCTTATTCGCTTCTGTTGAGTCAACAAAGCATGGACAATTACCAACGGAAATATAATACGTTGTTGCTGGAGGGAGAAACACATACATGCTCCCAAATTGTACTGCCTTGGCCATTGTCAGAATGCTTTATGTGCTCGAAAAACGCTGTCAGCAAAGCTTTGCAGCTCGGCGCGGCGGACAGTAGAGAGCTTGGGAGCCGTCACTTTCAGGTTTCGGTCCTTGTCAAACGACCATTGCACCTCGCCGTCTTTGATGACCGAATTGCCATTAGCATCAACCTGGGCAAGCTCAGGAAAAGATTCCGCTATGCGGGCTAGGGTGATGTTCTTGCCCTGGTTCTCTTTCACTATGGTCGCGTAGTGCGCCACGTCGTTGGGTGTGCTGGCATGCGCCGGGCATTTGGTTATCACCTTGGACACGGTATGCACTCTCTGGTCCTGGGGAATGCTGTCGTCCCATTTGTATTCCAAAACGCACCCGCAAGTGTCGGGGCTCCATTGTGTGGTTTGAATCATAGGGGTTGTGAAATGAATAATAACAGAGCACCGCTAACGACGTTGACGGCGGTTTAGGCTGAGCGGGGCCAAGAATAGACCGCCCGTGTCGGCGTGTGCTGTTAGCTCAAAGTGATGTCTAAGGTCTTAGAATGAACGTTCCTATGACACTTCAGACACAAGGTCATTCCATTATCTAAGGCAAATCTCAACTCTGGGAAGTGAGCAAACTCCTTTGTAGTTGTGCTTGAGGCGATACTTTCCAGTGTTTTCCGAGAGTTGTCATCCCGGACTAACTAAGTGAAATGTCTAAGCTAAGCTCCCAAGTTTGGCCGGAAGTCTTCGTACCCTGGCTGGATACTTTGCGGTTCAGCATGATACCACCGCTGGAAGCGTTGAAAACGCCGAACTCGTTCCAGGCGAAGTTGGCGTCAGTGCCGCCAAAGGTGGATTTCCAGGTGGCTTTCTGGCTGGTGCCATAGGTCGGGTAGGAAGCGTCCATGGCCTTGCGGAGCTTGTTGGTCGCGGCCTGAAGGTCGGTTTGGGTTGCGGCTTCGGCGGTGGAGCTGTCGCCTACGCCCAAATAGGCGTTGGTGTTGTCAAACTTCGTACCGCCCGATGAACAGAGAATTGTCCAAAGCTGGTTGATGCCAGCATTGAGCAGCATGTTCATGTCAAACTTGGAGACTTCGTAAGGAGAGGTGTGGGTGCATACCGCGTCAGGGCCGCACGCCTCGCAGTTCTTGTGCTTGGCGATGGCCCACTGGGTGCGGTAATGCGCCTTGTCAGTGGATAGTTTTTCCATTGAAGTGGTTGGATTACTGTTCTTCTTCTGCGGGAGCGTTAAGGCGGGCCTCAAGCTCCTTGGCGCTCTCGATGAACTTGAGCGCGACTTCGAGCGGCACCTCGCGGTAGGCGTTGGCTGTCGGGTCGAAGATGGAAACCATTTGCTGTTTTGGCATGGGTCTATTTCTTAACGACTAAGGTGGCGAGGATTTCCTCGGCGGGTTTGATTTTGCGCTTGCCGCCCTTCACGGTTTCCGTGGCGACGCCGTAGCGCTTGGCAATTTCAGCCAAGATGACTTCGGGGATTTCATCCTCGTAAACTTCCACGTAGCTCATGGGCGACTTATCCAGGCGGGCGATTCTCTCGCCGGTCTGGTACAGGCCGGGCTTCCAGGTCTCGGTTTCTGAGACGTAGCTCTCAACCTTGAGCCAGTAGAAATAAAGGCCCTTGGGGGCTTTTGTTTTAGGAGCCTTGGTCGGCTGCTCTACGCCTTCGGCAGACGGCTCCTGTTTGGGTTGTTTTGTCATGTTTGGGTTCGCTTAATGATGGAAAGAAGGCCGGGGTATTAAGCCGGCCTTTAGTCAAACGATTTAGGTGAGGCCTACCAAAGCGCCGTGGTCGGTGCCAATGCCTTCAACCGCCAAACCAAACTTGCCTTGCAAGGTCTGCTTGTTTTCACGGCTGTTGCACGGCTCCGGAGCGAAGCGAAGTTCA